CTCAAAGTCTGAGTACGGTGCAGCAAGAACAGCATCAAATGATATGTCAGTTAAGAATGAATAAGCATATCCTATGAACTTTGTATCCACGTCATAATCACCAGTTTCTGAATTGAAGTTGGTTTGGAAACCATCACAAACCATTTCATAGGCTACTGGCTTACCATAAAACCCCTTTATATAAATTGTAAATTTAGGCAATGGTAACTTAAAGAAACATTGGAAGAATGATTGCGCAACGTTATCTTTGCTCAATCCCTTTATTCCATCGTATAAATTGCTTCGACTTAATTCAGTTGGTTGGAACAAAGATAAGCCTCTAACGTCAGTAAACTTAATTTGAATGACTGGAACACAACTCTTCTGGTAACTTATATTAACAGATTTGATACCAATCATTTCAGTTGTTCCATAGTCAATTAAATCACCAACATACATATCTGCATAATATGTGGTAAGGTTTTGAGGCTGATGTTCACCAAGACGTGCTGTACGAGTGGTATCAGATATTTTATATCCTCCCATCTTAGTACCGCCCATGAAGCTAACCATATCTTTCTTGTCGTTGCTCCATTGAAGTATTAAGACATCCTTCTGTCCCAATACGTCTCTAGAACTAACCTCTACCTCTAGATTCAAGGCAATACAATAATCCTCCAATCTAGGTGCTCTTTCATATTCATCTAGCACACGCCATTCATCAGATGAGTCCAATAAACCCATCTGAACATTTGGTTCTACATAGTTAACTGTTGAATGTGCTGGCATCTTTAATCTTTAGTTTAAGCCGTATAATTTTATATATTTTTTCAATTCTTCATCATATCTTTGAATTGCTGATTCTAATGGATATGGTATTCTCAATCTTGAGTTATTGGTAATCTTGTATTCCAATGAACCACAACTAGGATTGGCTTGTAAGATAAGCCAACCATAATTAGGGTCATTATAATACTGATAAGACAAAAGGTCTAGTCTTGTCTTACCCATCTCATAAGTAGCATATGCATCTGTACTACTTATTGGTATTTTAATGAATGGGACTTTCTTATAAGCCCCATCCACTATAAATGATTTGTATCTGTTATAACTCATATCGTTTTCAATTAAAATTCTTCAGCATATCCCTTTTCTCCAATTCTTTTTCTATTCAATCTATTACCAACATAATCATTTGGGTAGTTATATCCCTTGAATTTGGTTTCCTTTCCACTTCCATTTGAATCATATTCAACCATTTCAGCACGGTTATCATAAACACTAGTATTTGCATAATAGTTGAATGAAACAGCATTCTGAAGACGTGAAATAGGTCCAGCCAAATCACTACCACCCAAGAACGTAAATCCAATAGTAATGTTAGCAAACATTGGCATCATTCCAATTCCCTCTGGATTCATATCCCATTGAGCATTTTCATATTGAATACTTAAAGATGAAATAATAATCTTTGTGTTATAAAAATCTCCAAGCCTTAATACGCATACTGGAGGTCTACCAAATGCCAAGTTATAGGCTGTTGTGGCAACCCCACCATCAGAGTTTCCAACTGTTGAACCTTGCCTTGTACATTGATGCAAGAATGTCAATCTAGCATTAAATCCTTCTGGTGATATTGAATGGAACGCTGGGTCAAAATACTTAATCTTATCAGTTATTAAATGATGCAAGAATGGTTCTTCCTCAGTTAGCACCTTAAAGAATTCACCCTCATTGTCATATCTCTTAACAACACCTTGTTTGAAACTATCATCTTGTAAATAAGAATTATCATATGCTTCCCAATCATCCTTATTTGAATAATTCTTTCCAGTTATTCGTTCAATGTCTTTCATTGATAAACCAGCAAACTTACCTTTTAACCCTAATTCTGGATGAGCTGCTAATACCACTTTACCTTCTGGAGTGTTATGTAACCATTCATACGCAGTTAGTATATTATTCTTTGACGTTTCCTTATTTGGAATATCTGTCTTAACAGTTGTAATTGGCTTATTATCAGTACCCGTCATTGTAGATATAGTTTCATCACTTTCCACCATTCTTACCTTTGTTGCTTCAGTGTCTATTGCATTTTGTACAACTGTCTCATCATATTCGATAATAACTGCGGCACTTCTCCATAGTTTCACAAGTGAATCATCAACGTCACCAATGTTAGTTTGTGGCGAATCAGTTTGTACTTTAACCTCTGGTTCTCCAAACTTAAACTTATCCTTTTGAATAACATTGTCATTAATCCAATTTCTAAGAGTTAATGCTCTGTTTTTGGCAAGGTCATTATTTGAATTCTTTGTACCTTGTTTTGAAGCGTGACCATTAAACGTCAATTTAACATTGGAATATTTATCACTTTCCCCTCCCAATATTTCTCTTATAAGGTCAACATTTTCTTTATTGATACTTTCAATTACGGTATTATCACCCTCCAAGGCAACAAACAAATCACTAAAACTTACTAGTCTGTTTTTATCGTCATCATTTCTAGGCACACCAAAAAATTCCTCAATTTTGCTGTGTTTTCTTATCTCATCATAGCCACTTGAATTTAAACCAAATGAACGTCCATCTATATAAGAATTAGGATTATCGAAATCTTGATTTTCGTATGCCTTATCAACTCTATAATAATAACGTTTACGATACCAAAGATGTCTAGGTCCAGTTAAATTTTCCCCATATGCATTACTCAACGACATTGCCTCAGAACCAACAATCTTTGCAAGGTCATATGTGTTATTTCTGTAGTTAAGGGTTAATTTTGAACCATTAGGGGTAGTTAGATATTGAGCTTTCCTTTGCTTACTTGTTAAATCAGCATATGTCAATTTAATAATTTCATGATTTGGCTGTAAATTATCATTTACATTTGAAATACCAACAATACTACTCATTTCATAACCGCCTACAGAAACCCCATCTCCACCGACAGGTGTATTGACAAATGTTGGAATGTCATCAGCCATCTTTGTTGATGGATTAACATATTTCTGTGTTCCCACACCATTCATTAAGTACCATATTGGGTCTACCTTTCCATTTCTATCATCTTTACCACTATAGTTATTTGGATAGTACAATACTGCTACAATTTTCTTTGTTTCCTTGTTGTTAACGTCTGTTGGCGGTATTTTATTTGTTGGTTCTTCCTCTGGTTCTTTCCCCTTAATTGGTTCTGTATTATTAACTCTATACAGTTGTGGCTTTGCTGAGAGAATGTCACATCCAGCAAAGAAACGCAATAATGTATTCTCTTGGTTATTAATATTATCAACACCACCACTATTTCCTTCAGCAAGGGTAATACCTTGGTTCTTTCCATTCTTATCACGTCCAGTCCAATAATCAAGAATTGATGGATGGTCGATTAATAATGTAAATGTTAAAGTACCCTTTCTTTCAGTATTGGTATATGTATATACATTTTCACCCCTTCCAATAAACTTGTTTGAATTCCAATCAACACTTACATCCTCATTAAAGGTTAAATTATAAGGTGGAAACCACATGATACGTCCACCAAGAGGTCCTTTTTGTTCTGGCGACAATCCATATTGGTCATATTCGCTCTTAATGGATTTTTCATCCCTCCAAGCAAGATTCTCCAATGAGAACATGCACTTCTTTGTGGATATGATTCCTTTCTGATAATCATTGTCCTTTCCTTCAAAATAGTCCTTAATCTTGGCAGTAGGTGCAATGTTTACAGTGCCATTGCTATAGTTTAATACACCATAATCATCAAGACGTTTGCTACCACCATCAAACTTAGAATTTCCATCACCAACCTCTGATGTTCTGAAACCAACTGTTTTATAATTACCAGTTCTTTCATATGATTCCATCAAATCTTGGCTACCAACTCCATCCTCACCAAGAATTGGCCTTATCTGTCTCTTTATCTGGTTATATTGATGATGATAAGTCCATACTCTACAATAAGGATTATCATAACCATTTTCAGTTGATGGAGTCATTTTTAAAAGGTTTCTACCATGAGATTGACCATATTTGTTTGTATTGGCAGTTTGCGTTGGGTCATCTTGATTCTTTGAATCTTGTGCATTTGTATGGAATCTTGCAACAAGAGTTTGATATATTCCCTTATTGAAATTGGCATTTGTTTTTCCAATTAAATCACAAGTTGTAATATTAGGACTGAAACTTTCTATTGAACTGTGTGCAGTTCCTGGATTAGCATTTTCCAAGTCACTTCCCCTAAGTTCTGCACTATTACTAATCTGTTTATTAGTCTTAAAAGTATCATTAGACTCAGAATAGTGTATTGTTGTGTTATTGTTTGCAGTGGTTAATGTTTTTAAATTTGAAACCCACCCACCAAGATAGTCCATTGGGTCTTCATATGGGTTTGCAAACTTAACTGTAGGTACTTCCTTATAGAAGGTAAACTTATTACAAAAGTCAAAGTTCTTACTAGGTATATCCATACCTTGCATATAGTTTCTTCTAACGTGGTCATATATGAAGGCATAGTTTTTACCCAATAAGGATACTGGTTCACGACCCAACATTTGGACAATGAACATAATATCCTCATATGAGTTATTCATACCAATTGTTCTTGATATGAAGTCACTATTGGCTAATACATCTTCCACAGCATTACCAATGGATTGTGTAATATTTTTTAATGATAAATCTTTAACCGTTGCCATGTTCTATAAAAAATAAACTTCTAAGTTTCCAATCAAATGATTACCAAACAGAATATGATGAAGGATGATTTAAGAATGTACCTCTATCATTCATAACTCTACCACCATTCATATCTTCATTGATTGAATTCTTAATCAATTCTTTTAAGTTATTAATAAATTGCCTATCACTAAGTAATGAATTTACATCAACATTCTTTGAATTGTTGCCGCCATCAAGCTTAATGGTTCCAGTTAAGTTAATGTTGAAATCCTTAACTGTAATCTGATTGCCATTTACATTTGATGTCTCACTCCTATTTGGAACATAAATATATTCCTTGTTTGCACCATATTCCTTTGCTCTAACATCATTTCTGTTAACCAATATACTTGTTACCATTGCTGGCAAGTTGTTTATTGCAGCAAATAAGTTTGCTTGTTGCTGTTTATTCAACACCATTTCGCCACTGTTCAAACCAGTTAAAACCTTATCACCACCGTATGAAGTTCCACCAACAATACCACCATTTGCATGAGCTTCTATTGATGCCTTTGGAGATGCACCAACAATACCACCATTTGCGTGTTTTTCCTTTCCACCACCGAATAAAGAACCTACCCAATCAGCAGCAGCACCAATACCTTTAGTAATAGACCAATCTTGGCCAAACAATTTGCCAATTCCCTTAACTAATAAACCAATTGGATTATAATCAATAAGAAATTTAATACCTTGTCCAATGATATTTCCAATACTTTTAAATCCTTCCCATATGAGTGAGAATGTTTTCTTTATTCCATTAACAAATGGGTCCCAATATTTGCCAATAAATTCGCCAACGAATTTTCCAATTAAAGGTCCTAATACCATTCCAATTGGGCCAAAGAACGCACCAACAATAGAGCCAACAGCAGTTCCAGCTGCGCCCCCTATTTCAGAATTTCGATTAATTCTAGCTTCATCAAGTGCTTTGGCTTTTTCAGCTTGGGACATATTAGAGTTATTAATCTCATCTACAGTGCTATTATAATTACTAATTGCTCCAAATCCTTCAATGGCACCAGCTGCAACACCCATACCCATTCCGAATTTGTTCATCATTCCCATATTAGACCAACCATTCTTAATAGAACCTCCTAATCTGCCAAAACCTCTACCTATAGCCTTAATTCCTCTAACTGGAGCGCCCATAGCATTATAGAACTTGGCTGCATTTGTTGTGCTACTATTTGCACCTCCAGCAAATCTTCCTGGTGTTCCAGTAATTTTTCTTCTCCATTGATTAGCGCCAGCAGACCATTCTGGAGCTTTAAAAGCATCTTTAATAGACGTAAAGAAGCCATTTCCAGCGTTTCTTGATTGTTTAAAACCATCACCAACATATCTAAAAAAAGATTTGGTATTTGTATAAGAGCCTTTTATGCTATTTCCAATCCCTTTCACTAACGAATTAATTCCTTTAAAAGAACTAGAAATCGCACCACTAGCAGTCACACCTTTTCCACCTAATTTACCCATCAAGTTTCCAATACCCCATTTTGCTAAAAGGTATCCACCGAAGCCGAGTAAAATTTTATATAGTCCACCATCAGCAAACCAATGGTAAGTGTTGGTTATAATTCCAAGGATTGAATCAGCAGCACTTTTAATTTTATCACCATTTCCATTAATCCAATGCATTGCTTTTCCAATGACTTGTCCAGTATCTTTACCCCATTGTTCAGCATAGTCTTGCAAATATTCACCTAGTTTTTGTATATTATTACCAATATCTGGTAAATACCCATCAATACCCTTTGCAAATGCCGCAGCAACAGATGATGCTGCACCAGTTATTTTATCATCAATTGAAATAAGAGATTTGGCTTGCTCTTCTAGGATGTCTCTGTCAGACATTCCTTCGAACTGCATCATATTCTTTAAATCATCTGGAGTTAATTGATTTATATTTTTTCCATTAATTTCTAGGTCATTACCATTGTTTGTAACTTGACCATTGTTAATGATAAAATTCTTTTGTTCTTCACTTAAACCAAGTGCATTTAATTGTCCACCAAATTTATTTTCCTTATATTCAACTTCAGCACGTTTCTTCGCCATTTTTGAGGCTTCATCAACGCTAATACCCATTGCCTTTGCAATTTCCCTAATGAACATCATGTTTCCACCATTGATGTTTGCAATACCTTTGTTCTTATCGAACGTTGCATAGCTTGCCAATGAGTCTGACATTCTCTTTGCAAAAGCTTCTGGGTCGTAGTTTGCCTCATAAGCCATTGTGAGTGGATTTCCAGCCATTGTACCAACGCTACCACCAAGCATTTGCAATTGTGCAGCATTTTCAATTGCCTTATCCAAATCCATGAATTGTCCAGCAGCAGATTCAACTGAAGACATATTAATGCCAAGTTTTTCAGACATTGCTGCCATTCTTGTAAGACCATCAATACCATTTCTGAATGATAATCTATTTGCCATTGAAAGGTTTTGAGCAACCTTATCTGTAAGTTTCTTTGCATTAAGTCCTTGTTTTGAAGCGGTAGCATAAACTTTGGCAATAGCACCTTGAACGGTATCGATTTGACCACCCATACCATTCATTATCTCCTCAGTGAACTTGCTTGCGCTCTGAGCACCTACTAACTTGTTAATCTGTACAAATCCTTCAGCTTGGGCATCATTAAGTAGAAGCTGCTTTCCAGTAGCCTCTGTAATACCCCTCTGAACTTGCATGATGGCTTCAGCAGAAACACCATACTTATTGGCTAAAACTTGCGTTCTCTCAATAAGTACGTTCGTATATGCTTGTGCTTGCTTGGCTGATAAACCAACATCACGAGCAAATGCAATACCCTCCTTATGGAATTGTATTGCAGCCTTGAAACCTTCTTGCATTGTGCTAGAAACAAGACCTAGTGCAGCATTTATAGGTCCTCCAATTAAACCAGCTATAGTAGCTAATAAATTCATATATTATATTCTTATAATTTTAGTAATAAATATGGTGGTTTATAGTTTTTTAACAGATATATTTTGGTTATTTCGAATTTATTTGGTATATTTGCAAAAAAGTAAGGAAAAAAATATGAAAGCAGACGAATTAAATATTCTGATTGAATTTCAAAATTGCAATCACAATTATTTTAATGATGAGTTACCTTTTCCAAATGCGGTTATAAGGCATTCATACAGAACATTTGGTTATTTCCGTTGTGAATTGGATAAAAATAACAACATTCTCAATCCAACAATTGAAATGAGTGATAATTATGAATATACTGAGGCTCAGTTTAGAGATATTTTGATACATGAAATGATTCATTATTATCTTGTTTTCACAAAAAAAGACATCAAATGCCGACATGGAAAAGAGTTCAAACGGATGGCAGAAGACTTCAATATCAGATATGGATTAAATATTACACCAAAGATTGATGTCGAGCCATATAAAATAAGAAAGGGAAAATCTAAGTTTATGTTTAAACTTTGCACATTCTTTTGATATTTATATTGAAAGAATGTTTTTTTTTTATTATGGTAAATATAAAGAGAATTATACGAGAAGAAATAGATAGGTTTTTGATGGCTGAAGCAATTGATTTTAGAATCTTAAACCAATTGGGGCAACAGTTAAATAATGCGTTAGCCCCCATTAATTCAGCAAGGAATGACTCATCTTATGGTCAAGAATTAATACAGTACTTTAATAACTTTATTACTTATTGCGTTCAGATAATTGCTGCAATTAGAAGGTGCAATCAAGCCCAAACATTGAATGAGGTTAATTGGGGAGGCTTGAGCAATTATGGTATAAACCTTCCAGGACATCTTGGGGGAAATCTATGGAATGACGCAAAAAGAGGGTTCTATGGAACTAGAAACTGGGTGATTGATAAACAGAATAAAAGAAATGGACAAGGTGCAAATACCAATACGAATATAAATCCAAACACAGTACCATCTGTTAAATTATCAGTTTTGTTAAATCAAATTTCCCAAAAACAACAAGAATACGGAAATTATAACGCCCAATTTGGAATTGCAACCAAAAATCCACAATTGGATATGCAATTTCATCAAATATTAGATAACGGTGGTATAATTCCACAAATAGCTAATGAATATCAAAGACAATTGGGGAATAACCAAAATAACAACAATCAACAAACACCATAGTTATGGATACATTTAAAACAAAGACGATACCGTCTAGTGGAGGCTCAGTATCAATTAATTATAATTTGGAAACCTTTGGTAATAGTGGAGGTACTGTAACATGGCACAAAAATGGGTGTAATAACTTTACACTGACGCAATCTGGAAACACTAAGGGAACTGTTACAGTAAGTGCTAACGCAATAACAGCAGCTTCAGCATCATGTTCAACATACATATATCCAACCATCAATGGTATTGAATGCGAAGGAATTAAAGTTAAGATTGAACAAAACTATTTTGACCCATCAACCCCAAAGAAAAAGGAATGTAATTGCAAGAATGGATTTAAATTGAAGAGTGTTGAACTAGCAAAAGAATGTTCTTGCAGTGGAAATTCATTCCATATCAACAAGATTTACATTTCAGACGAGTGTACTTGTGGTAATGGTTTTGAGATTAAAAACATATACGTTGCAGATTCATGCTCTTGCGAAAGTCGTGGCTTAAGCATTGAAAACATATATGTAACAGATAGATGTAGTTGTAATACTTGTCTTAGTATTGAAAACATAATAGTGACTCCAAAGCTTAAACGTTCTGAAATGGAAGAAGTGGTAAATCCTTTTGAAGATATTGACGATATAATTGAAAATAGAGAAGAATATATCGATTATGACGAAAAACGCACAAGAAGTTAATTCCTTGTGCGTTTCTTGTTTTAAAGACCCATTTCCTCTGCAATGTCATTTCCATCAAGACCTTGACTCATGCTTGTATATCTTGAAATGTCACTGCTTGAGGAACTTGAGTTATCCCCATTCATTGCAGCATTCCTTGCCTCCATATATTCATTATACTTATGAATGTAATACTTTCTCTCCATAATTGGCATATTCTGCAATACATCAAATGGTATCTTCACATACATATGACAAGCGAATAACTCATCCTTAAGGTTTTTCTCATACATCGGAGATATTGAGGAAAACAGTATCGTCCCAGTTAAGAAAGGTCTTAAATGAGCCACCTCCAAGACTCTCTGGACGTTCTACCTCAATGTCAAAGTTAATTCCTGGACTGTTATCATTAATGTATTTTCTCAGCATTAATGAATCCCTTGCTGGCATTTGATTAATATACTTTCTAATAAATTCCCTATCAGTATTTCCATTAACTGCCATAATCTGCAATTGCATGTTATTGGTCATGATTCTTGTGAACTCAGAATTATTAGCTTCCTTAAGCTTCTTTGACCAGTTCTCCATTGTCTTGATTGCCATGCGTATTGTCTTCTTGTCGTTTTCACTGATGTATTTATCATTCATCAATGCAGCAGTCAATGTTTCTCTTTCTCTATCAAGCATTGCAGCCTTTGTTCCATAACCTTCAAGCTCAGTTACTTGCTTAAGCTGTCTCTCTTGTTTTCTTGTTAAGTATCTGAACTTAATGGTATCCTTTCTAATTGGGGTCACAAAGTCAAACCAACCATTTTCATCACCCTTCAATGCAAAATCCTTTGGTTTAAGTTTTGAAAGGTCAACGGTTGTTTCAATCTGCTCACCAGTGTCTGGGTCATTAACCACAATTGGAAAATCTGGGCCATAGCTCGTAGCTCTCAAGAACAACGTGATTGCGTCAGCATCACCACTTACAAGGTCTTCAACATTAATATCGCTGTTAACAATCTTATTCTTAAGCAAATAATCTATTACAAGGCCATCCTTATACAAGTTTGGAGATGTGATGATATTTTCATCGTAAGCTGTTAAATAAGCCACTGGAACTCTATCCACCTTGCTTCTATAGCATTCTCCATTACTTGGCAACTGAATAACATCATATTGGAGATTTGAATCAACATTATTGAAAGCAGTATCACTTGCAATTGTTGTCTCACTTGGAATCAAGTTATCATTTGATTCAGCAAGTTCAATATCATCTGCTGCCTTTGAAACTTCCTCAAGTTCCTTATTACTTTTTTCAGTTTCTTGCAATATGTCAAATATGGACATATCAGTATCACCAAACAAGGATTCTTGCTTGATTTCCTTCTTCTTGTTTGTTGCAAGACTCGTTGTCTTTGCTACGGTAGGTGCTGCTTCAGCATTAAGGGTCTTGATGTGGTCAATAACCTCTTGCTGGGCTCTCTCAATCTGTTGGACTGAAACTTTATTGCCTCTATCTGCTGCCTCCTTCTTGGATTTCTCCAACATCTCATTGTTTGCAAGCAACATCTTAATCTCTTGTTCTTGCTCTTCCGTAAGTTTCTTTTTAGCCATAACTTATATTTCTTCCCATTTTTTATTTTCTGAATTAAAACGCATTCTCTGAATATCAACAATACAATTGCTTGGTACATTATCATATGTCCAATATGCTATTCCACTAGCTGTCATAATTTATATTTTGTCAATTAACGTCATTTTCTCAATAAACAATACGAATGCACCATCACTTGCAACATCCATAATTCTACAGTCAACAAACACTGCACATACATCTTCATTTGCATTATTCTTAAACTGCAATTTTAAGTTTCTCTTTGGCTCTTTTGCCAAAACCCAATCCTCACCAAGTTTTTCGCCATACTTGTTAATCTTATTGTGTTCTCTAACCCAGAGAGATAACTCAGATTCAAACTCCTCCTCAGACGTGTCCATATCAAATGATACAATCTCCAAGAACTGTTTCTGCTTCGCAAACTTCTCAATTAAGCCATCAACAGTCTCTTCTTGACCTCCAACATCATACAGCTTACCATTACAAGGCGAATAAGCCACTTTCTCTTCGTTCTGAGACGTTTTCTGACCAAACTTGTATACTTTACCATCCGTACCCTCAAAAAGCCCTCTAGAGCCATTTTTGAAGTCCATCATGGAATTATATACAATATCCTTGTTCTTATTGTACTCATCTGACATTGCCTTTGCATATTCCTCTTCATTGTAATACGCATTGTCAACATCAAATGCCCCATCATTGTAATCATAGTACGGTAAATATAACGTAACTTCCATTGTTATAATTTTTTTATGAATAAATATTAAGAATTTGTTTTTATAATACCATTAATACCGTTCTGTATATAAGTTATTACATCTTCTACGTCTTTCTCAGTAAGATTATTAAAATGCATCTTATAAATATCATCCATATATGTTTTGACATTATCCATAAAACGGTATGTCTGCTTCCAAAATCTTTGTTCTTTATTCATTTTATTTTATTGATATGTCTTTTATTTTTCTTTTCTGTAATCGTAACCTTCTTATCTTGTATATAGAGTCGTTTCTTGAGTTCTTCCATGACCATATTGGGATTTTCACGGATGTCCTTTTCCCAAATTCTCATGAGTGGTATTCCATGCATCAACGCCCAATCGTCCTTATGTTTGTCAACTCTCTTGTTATGTTTCTGCATTGGATTTAGTTTTCCCTCTTCCACAACTCTTGGGTCTGAGTGGTAGTAACCGCCATCGATTTCGATGAGTAGGATGCTACCAGTGGTCATTTCATCATTTAATATAACTGCAAAGTCATAGAACCTACCAATATCCTTTGCCTCAAATTGATACACATATTTAACCCCAAGTTTATCAAGAAAATCCCTAGCAAAGTCTTGTTCAAGTTTCGATGTCCCGAATTTGGGATGATGGCGCACAGCCTTCTTGGTTGTTTTAACCTTTGGGGCTGTACGCTTCTTTGTTTTATTGTTGTTTTTTGTTACGGAAGTTCTCTTCTTAATTGGTTGCTTCATATGTCACGTCAGAATACATAATTCTAAGTTCTATCGTTGCCACATCATCATTTGCATAATCCAAGTCACCCTTCATATGTTCAATGACCTTGCATCCGTGATAACGTTCGGTATAAAGGACAACACCAGTTGGGTCAAGATGGTCAATTGAAATTCTGAATGGAACACTTAAATTGTTAAACTCTGTGATAATTGGACGCTTCTTGCCATTTCTCTCAGTCAAGAAATCACAGATTGAAATATTCAATTCCTTTCCAAATGGGTAGAAATTAACCCTTCTCACATACCATTCTGGACATTCTATGCCATTGTCAAATCTTACCAAGAATCTATTTGAAAACATAACATCATTGTAAGGCTGAATTGATTGATGTTGTTTCTTTGATTCGATTGTATTATATGGTGTATCATAAGGTGCAAAGTCACTTTTCTTGATTGAATCATATAAGTTTGTCTTGCACTTATTAAGTAAACCATTTGCATCATCAACAGCCTTTTTAAGTTCCTCTTTTGCTGTCTTCATCTTGATTGACCTCGCCAATGTTGGTTTCTTGATTTCATTATAGAAGGACTTCTTTGCCTCTTCCTTATTTTCACATTCTTTTGGTGAATTGATTTTAATCTCCTCTTGAACACTCTTAATTTTTTTGCCAAGTGAACTTATTTCATCTTCAATCTGCTTAATAGCATACGCACTTGAATTTCTTTCTACCATTTCAGCAAGTGTGTTGTTAAACATTGCATGTTCTTGCAATAAAAGCTTTAATTCTTTCTTTAAATTCTCATTCATATTTTTTTATAAAAAATAAAAAAACAACATTATTTTTTAAATAGTTAATGATTGTTTTTTTAATTCCTCAACCAATTTATCGGCATATTCCACTGCAATGTCTGAAATTTGTTTTTTAAATAAAAATTGTATTATAAAAACCATTATAGAACTTGATAATATTGCATTCATAATGTTTATTGAAGCATCAACTCTAACTTACTCCCAATTAACTATTGAATTTTCCATATAAAATACTATTTTTTGTATATAAATATTAAATTAAATATGAAGATACATTTTATAACTTTTGCAAACACTTTATCAAATTTTTCTTCAAACAGAATATTGTTTGAGGCGCAAGAAATGAACATATTTAATAGTGTTACTTGTTTTACTGAAAAAGATTTTGATGATGAATATATAAAAAAGTATGGCGAGCATTTTAATCATAAAAGAGGCTATGGTTATTGGTCATGGAAACCATATTTTTTAAAGAAAAAACTATCAGAAATAGATAATGGCGATATTATAGTATATGCTGATTGTGGTTGCAAATTCATTAAAAGAAACATAAAAACGCTCAATGAATGGATTGATATCGTTAGCCAATCAGATAGTGGCATATTTTCCCCTTCTTTTGGCCCATATTATGAACAAGAATGGACAAGAATGGATTTATTCGAATATATAGATAAAAAATATAATAAAGACAATTTAAATATATTTGATAATACTCTTCAATGTGGCGCTGGAGTTATTTTCGTGAGAAAAAACAATAATTCATTAAAATTTATCGACATTTGGAATGATATAATGAGCAATCATTTTGAATTATGCACAGATGCCACAAGTTCTATTCCAAACCACCCTAATTTTAAAGAAAATAGACACGACCAATCTGTTTTTTCTTTATTATCTAAAATTTTTAAAATATCAGTAATAAACTCATATGATGGTGTTCTTAATATAAAATCAACCCCTATATCCATAACAAGATTAAAAAACGATAAATATACTTGGGAAAATAAGCAAAAAAAATGTTGTATTGCTTTTATAACTCACAAATCGCACCTTAATGACTATGAAAAAAAATCATTTGAAAAATGTATGTCAATTTTTGAGGGAAAACGTGATATTAAATTAATCATTCCTAAAAAAATATCTACTGAATTTTATGAAAATTATAAAAAAAATTTTGAAATTGTCAAAGTGAAAAATGAGTGGCTAGATAGTTTAGATTCATATAATCAAATGTCATGCGACAAAGAATTTTGGAAGATGTTTTCTGAGTATGAATATGTATTGATTTACCAAACAGATTGTTGGGTTTTTGAAGATAATTTAGATTATTTCATTGAATTTGGATATGATTGGTATGGCGCTCCTTGGCCGTTTTGGGGCAATAATGTGGGTAATAGTGGACTATGCTTACGCAATGTTAATAAAATGATAGAAATCACGTCCAAGTATGAATTTTTAAAAGGCTCAATGCATGATGATGTGTGGTTTTGTAGGACTAATATAAAAAATGAAATGAATATATGCCCTTGGGAGATAGCTGTTAATTTTTCTTTGGAAACAGTATCGAATAAATTATTATCAAAAATAGATAAACTACCAATGGGATTTCATGGAAAGCATTTAATAAATTTATGGGATGATAGCGGCGATAAATTTTTTGAGTTTAAGCAAAAACTTTTAAATAATGATAAAAGTCTTAAAATCTACGTATGCACCCACAAAGAATTTAAACCAGTTGTGCATAGCAATGTGTATAAAGTCGTTAATGCAAACGACATAAACGATGACACTGCACCAAATGGTCTCAAGGGTAGTTTCTATAGTGAACTTATGACATATAAATATATTGCGGAAAACTTTAAGTTACCTAAATATGTTGGCTTCTGCTGTTATAGGAAATATTTCTACTTCCTTGATGATATTCCTGACATTGATAAAATATTCTCAGAATATGACGCAATATGCTCAAAGCCAAAGATATTGAAGACGAACGTAAAATCACAATATTCGATTAGTCATAATATTGAAGACCTGTACATCATTGGTGGAATCATCGCTGAGAAATACCCAGAACAAGCAAAAATGTGGAATAATTTCATAAACGGCAATATATTGATTCCATATAATATGTTCATTATGAAAAAGGAAGACTTCAAAGAATATATAAACTTCATATTCTCAATACTTGACGAATACCTTAAAATAGTTGGAACTGACATCAATAAGAGAATATATGACAACTATGAAAAATATATCAAAAATTTCTATCCAAATAACACAGTTGAATACCAATACAGAATAGGAGGATATTTGGCTGAGAGGCTTACAAACGTCTTCATTATGACACACTTCAAAAAGATAAAAACATATCCAGTTATTATAACTGAAGATAAATATACAAAAAAAGGATAACCCTTAGTTGAGTTATCCTTTTATTATTAAGAGATTGTTTCAATTATTCGAAATTCAATGTCAAACCACCTGCAACTGGGTCTGTGATTGCTCTAGTATCGCCAACATTGTAAAGGTAGAATACTTGGTTATGCTCACCAAAGTTATTTGCTGTTACCTTAACCCCATTATACTTACAATTTTTGAAATTGAATGTCCAAGTTTCCATTGCTGACAAGTCATTTGAAAGACCCTTATCAGTTCCATAAGGCTGATAAATTACAAGGCCTGCCCAACGCCAATCATTACTTGTTAAACCATTCTCATAAGTCCAATCAACGTTCTCGAAGTTAACTGTAACACCTATTGCGTTTGCAGTATTACTTACTCTCAATACATTTGAATTATCAACAGTTAAGTTGAACTTAGAGTCAGAAATGTTGATTACAGCACCATCCTTTGGCTTGTAAACGTTAAACACGTTATGAGCAAGAGATGGGTTATCAACAGTTACATAACTTGCATTAAGCACGTCAAGATTCTGATTTGCCTGGTCGCCTTCAAATACATTATAAGCTGTTGAGCCATCTGCTATTGAAAGATTTGAAATGTTGATTTCAGGTGCGCTATAGTTAACAAAACCATTGGTTGAACCCTTCTCACCAGTTATCTCCATTCCGTCAACATTAATTGATTCTGTTGCTGCAAGATAAATCTGCTGATTTGCTTCAACATCATTAACCTCTACATTCTTAAATGTTTTCTTGGTTGTTAATGCATTTAAAGCAGCATCACCAGCAATGAATACATCAGTATCGGCAGGATTTGCAATTTCAGCAATATCTTCTGCACTTGATGCAACTGTTACTTCATTGTCATAGAAGCCACAATCGAGCATTGATGCAAATCTAATGCCATCCTTATCAACTGAGATTGGGTTTTTAATAGCAGGTGCTGAATAACCAGCCGCAACTGCCTTAACCTTATTAGAAGCAATCGAAATTCCATCACTTCCCTCAAGTCTCTCACGAGCTGCAACTTCCTCTACCTTTGTATCAATTGCTGTTTGAACACCAGCAAGCTTAAGACCACTTTCACTTATAGTTAAGAAAGGCTCACCATCTCTGTCTAGCACAAGAGAAATAGTGTTGTGGTCATTGTCAATACCAATTGCGGCATTTCCAGCTGTGTAGAAATCAACAAGGTCTTTAGTGTTGATATAAATGGTATCTGAATTTGCAAACTCAATCTTGATTGCAGTATCAGGACCATCAGGGTCTTCAGTGAATGTATCACCATCCCATGTACCATGTACAAGTGAACCACCACTTACAACCATGTCCTTTGGAATATCAATTCTTCCAACCTCTGTTTTTCCACTTCCAACACCTTGCGAAAGAATGTAAGTCTTGAGATAACCAGAAGTTGGTTCGCTAGCAACGTCAAGAGAGATTGTTAGAGCCTCAACCAAAGCATATGACAATGCATCAATTGCTTCTTGTAATTCTGTTTCTGCTGAGACTGCTCTAGCTTCCTCAGCTTCAATTGCAGCATTTGCTTCATTGATTGCTTGAGTAAGAGTTTTTCCATCAATACCAGCGCCAATCTTTGAATTGATTTCATTGATTTCTTGTTGAAGATGAGCAACATCTGCTGCACTTCCTTCTACGTCAAGAATGGTGTAACATGAAGTACCACCACTAGCTTCTTCCATTTCTGCTGCATTTGCATAGAAACCAACAACAGTTCTGATAAAAGCCTCATTGCTGTTCTCTGGCGTGTATAAATAACGAGCAAGCTTTGCAACACCATCATTGGTTACTGCTTGTGTCAAACCTTGAATAGCAAGCTGCTTATTCGCATACACCTTACCATTACGTAGTAATCCTAATGAATGAAGATTTTGTACCATAATTTTCTTTTTATTTAATTTTATTAATTTCCTTTTTTATAATTATTATCTTATATATAAATATTATTTATAATTCATTTATAATGGTAATAAATGAAAAAAGTATATACTTGTTGAGTATATGGGTTTTAGGGATAAGGTGTACTACCATTGGTATGTAACACATAAGGTGGTATAATAAAAGGATAGTCCTTTTGAACTATCCTTCCGTATAGATTTCTTGGTATCACTATTACTCATCAAGCACGCCACGAACGGGAAAGCCGTCGTAGCGGTTGTAGTTGGTCTGCCAATGCACGTCGCCATCGTAGAAGTCCAAGTAGTAGGCGTTCTGAACAGTACCGCTGAGAAGTGAACTCGACCAATAGCTGCCGAGACTACCTACTTCGTAAACACTACCATCGAAACAGTTGCCACAAGCAGGAAAGAACAATACCTTGGAACTGTCAGTCTTATCAGTTAGTACAAGTCCTGCAACACCACTACTGTTATAACTGCTTGTCCAAGCTGTATTCACAGCATTACCCAACGCCTGGAACTCAGCAGTTGTGGGCATCCTCCATTGACCACCCCAAGCAGCAGTTACAGCATCATCACCTTCTTCAAGGGTTATTATACCATCAGTAGAGTTGTACTTGGTAAATGTCAAGCCATCATCAGTTGTCCACTTATAGTCACTGAAGTTGAAACATTTTGTTCCCTCATCACACACGACAGGTTCACCACCGCCATCGCCACTACCGCTGCCTGTACCTTCACAGCAAGCCTTTTCTGATGTCCAACCTTGCGTATCACCCCATTGGAAATAAAGTCCATAGTCAGTGACACTATTTGCACCAATGTTCATTGTTGCCCACTTGATGCCACCAATCTCAACGAAATCGTGTGATGGTGTTGGTGGCGTACTTGGATTATAATGCACCGTGTTATTGTCAACGGTCAATGATACATTTGGTAGGATAAAGTTTTCAGTATCTGCTGTATAAGTATTATACTGACTCATTGTTTCAAATTTCTTTAAGTAAATTGCCATATTATTCTATTATTTGTTTTTAATTATTATTTCTAAATTATTTTCTAATTCTTTACTCCACCCTTCAACGCTGTTGCATATGAACTTGATATTTGGGTTATCAACAGCCTTTTGGAATTCATTCTTAAATATATCTTTATTCCATACTCCAAGTCTTATTGTGTTATCCAATATAGGTTCTTCGTGATTGAAGTAGTTGAAATACAAATCATCAAACACATAACTCTCTTCTAATAAGTTATATTTCTTCCTTATTTCTTCAAGTTTCTTGAATTCAAAATAACAAGGATAATGTGTGGTATAGTTTATGTGTGGCAAGCCTTCCTTGTCAAGCAGTTGCCTTGTCTTCCACTTGTCATAATTCCAATATGACTTTGGCGCTTTCTCATTTCCAACGAATGTTGTATTATGATAGTATATCCTTGTTATGTCTGACAATTCAAATGGTTTAATAGCATATTCATCGTCAGTCATATAGATGAATCCATCATATATCTGTGAATACATTCTTGACACCACGTTGAATTTGTTCTGAATATCAAGGTGTGGATTATATTGTCCTTCTTTCTTTTCTTTGGTTGGGCACTCTATGAACTTAACCCAAGGAAATTCATCTTTTAACTGTTCATCAAATTCTCCAATTACCACAAAACGGTAATTAAATTGACAGAACTTCCTCCACCCATTTAAGGCAATTCTGATTTCATTACCTTGAGAGCCACTTTGTTTGTATGGTAATACAACCAATGTTTCCTTATTCAAGTCATCTAATAACTCTTGTTTAAGTGGAAGCATGTCTTGATTTATTCTAAAGAACATATCGATAGTTCTTGCAAATCCCATAAAATAGCCTCTTTTCCTTTTGCTAATATATTCCTCCCAAGATTTTGTGATATAATGCTTGATGTATATCTTGTCATATACAATTTTTGTCCTTATATTACTGAAATCAGTTCTACACCAATGACATTCATCTGACGGTTGATGATTGTTTTTAAAATATGTTTCTTTAAATGTATGCAGATTATAACAAGTCTTTGTTGTCCATTCAAAAACAGAATGTCCAAGATAATTTGATTCTTTTGTATATATGTCTAATACACCCTTACTATCATAATTGGGCTTTAAAACGTGCCCATTTGCACCAAATATCTTCCATTGGAGAACTATACCATCATAACCTTCAAACTCACTCAAAACCTCTGAAATTGACTTATATGGTGTTATAAATTCATCAATGTCAATAACGAAACACCAATCATGCTCACAATTATTTTTTATCCATGTCAATGCTTTTGGAAAATATATTTCTTGAGGATTTCTCTTCTTCGTTAATTTAAACTCCTTTACCCTTTTCTTCTCGTCTTCATCAAGCACTGCCGTTACACTGTACAATGACACCATATCACCGTACTTGTCACATATCTCCTTATGCGATTCACTATCAATGTCTTCGAATATAAATATGTGATTGACACCAAGGTCAAGATGATATTTTATCCATTCATCAAGGTATTGGTGTTCATTCTTTATAACAGTAAGTATGCAAGATGTCATATCATTATCTTTTTATATAAATATCAGTGTGTAATTATTTGGTATAATTCATCATTTTATTCATCCATTCAGTTAACCCTTCTTTGATATTATACTTTGGTCTGAAACCAAACCATTCATATAGCTTATTTGGCTTTGCCAATGTTGTCTTAACATCATAAGATTTCTCGCCCTCATAAACCACCTTGTCAAAGGTTGGGTTTATAATTCCCTTCAATATGTCAATCAACTCATTAACAGTTGTGGATTTGCCATATCCAATATCAAAGACCTCATTCTTCCAATCCTTGTCAGACTCAAGTATAAGGCTTATTGCCTCACAAATATCATCAACATAAGTGAAATCCCTTGATTGAGTACCATCACCATAAACATGTATTTGTGCGTTGGCTTTCATCGCCTTTATAAACTTACTGATTGCAAGGTCTTCCCTTATTCCTTCTCCATAGACTGTAAAGAACCTTAACCCTGTAAACTTAATATTAGGGTATAAATTAGAATACATCGCAGCTTGCAACTCATTCGTTGCTTTGCTGACAGCATAAGGAGATTTCTGTGTGCCATCATCGCCATACACCGAACTTGATGATGCATAGATGAAATGCTTCACATTATACTTTATCGCTGCCTTTGCTAATATATCAAACCCTATTATATTATTGGTTAGTACTTCTTCAGAATGTTCAACAGAATACCCAACACCTGCAATTGCTGCAAGATGAATTATAACGTCTATATTATTGGAATTAAATACACTTTTTATATACTCCTTATTTAAAACATCATTTCCATCTTTTAAATCAATACCAATTATTGAATGTTGTTTATTAAGTCTTTTAATAAGATTATTACCTATAAATCCTTTATAACCTGTTATTAATATATTCATTTAATAATATATGTTTCTATAAAAAATTTGCCTTATTTATTTCTTCAATTCCTCAACCAAATTATCAACACCATTTGCAACATTAAAGTATATTTTTTCAAATTCAATACTACTTTGTGTTCTTTTACTCTTAACAACACTCATAACAATATAACATTTATTCTTTCTCTATAATTATTTATCTAATTTAAATTGTGGGTATCATTGCTACCCCACACGAGGGTAGCAATGTTTAGTAAAATCCTTTTTATGCAAAAAGGATAAGCGCAGCCACGTAAAGGGCATTAGATGCAGTGGGAGAGTCCGCATGGCCAAAGCGGCCCACACGGCAGGCACTAGAAGACGAAGCAACGTCACGTAGCCAAGGATAACGACCCTCGAATATCTCGTTCATGTTGTACACTCTGAACACATCAAGCTGTCTGCAAGCTTCACCTGTATCATATCCACTTGAACTCCATACAGTTGAACCATACACTTGTACCTCTGATAGGGCGCATATCTCTTGGTTAGCATACCAAGCCCAACTACTTGCGCAGCCACTTGCATCACCAAAGCGATTATATCCACTTGTATTAACAGCAGTTGAATATAACTTATAATGATTCTTTATGTTACCACTTCCAAGGTCTGTCTTAACGTTTGGGAGAACTGTATTGGTTAAGTAATAATGAAGGTCACAGCTAGCATAGCCAGCAGCAGATGAACCTGTTGTCCATGTGCCTCCTGTTGAATAACTATTCTGACTTGTGTATGTATTTCCAGCTGTATTCCAAGCGTGAGTATCATTAGTATCAACTATAATACCAATATGATTTATATTCAAACGATAAGGCGTTGAAGTACCCTTCATTGTGTTAAGTCCAGCAATTACATAGTTATATGTTTTACCATCATGAGTTACAGAATAATAATCACCGACCTTCATTCCATATTTTTCAAGACATTGGTCTGCGATTGCACTCTTCAAAGTATTAACAAAATATGTCATTCCACTAGCTGTAAAATCTTTTCTTGTTCTACGTGCCAAGTATGCTGTGGCATCAAGTTTTCTCTCGTCAAGGTCTATCAACGCATTTGACATCACCAATTCATTCTCTGCAACAACCTTTGTTGCAATTGGTGCTGTTGAACCACTGTTTGAAGGGGTGATTGCAGATATGACATCACTTGTGTTAACCTTGCCTTCCAATGCAGCATTAACTTGTGTTGCACTTGAATAACTGCTTGCGTCTTGGTAAGCCATTGTTCCAACTGAACTAGTAATACCATCAAGATATGCCTTATTACTATGTGTATGACTATTAGTAGCTGCTCCATCCCAATTACTTACCTTAGTCGATGTAATACCGCTGATTGCTGCAATATTGGTAGCCAATGAGTCAAGATTAGTCTTCTCTGTAGTTGTGAAGTGCATGGCAGTATCGGCAGTATGTCCTGTAAATGTTGCACTGTTAACTTTTCCACCTAATGCATTACTAATCTCAGTAGCACCGCTTGTCTCAGACCTGGTATAGTAGTTTGACAAATCAGTCGGTGTATATGCTGATGCATCAAGTTTCCTCTCATCAAGGTCTGTCAATGCAGCAGATACAATTTCCTCATTCTCAATGATTACATTAGTGATTGATGATGATGTGAAGCCACTTCCTACAAGGTTATCAATTTCTGTCTTATTATAGTAGTTTGATGGGTCAAATATATCTGTCAATGGAATTGAAATATCTTGTTTCCCACTAGCAGTATTAAAGTCGATTATAAGATTGCCATTCTCAATCCTAACATCATCAACCATTCCATCAACAATGAAATCACTTGCATCAATTGTTGCCTTTATTGTATTTCCATGATAGAAATTGATTACCTTAGTAGTGCCACTATCCTCATACTTCGCATCATCGAAGAAATTATCAAGGTCAAGGTTATCTATTCTATCATTAAGGTCATTTAATGCTGAAGAAACAATTTCTTCATTTTCTACAATTACATCTGTAACTGATTTGCCACTGTTTGCACCAGTGAATCCACTACCAAGTTTCTTCTCGCTATAATAGTTGTCAGAAGAAAAAGTGACAACATCACCGCTTTCGTTCAAAATTGATAATGTTTCAACGTTCTCAGCAAAGTTGATGGCTATTTCACCTTCAACCAATGCAGATGCTAATGGTAGTTTAGGACTACCATCTTGATTCTTTTGTTTGCTCTTCTTATGAGAGACAAAATTTGCATTTTTTGCCATAAATCTTTTTTAATAGTTTTTTAATTATTATTAGAAATATAGATTTCAAAAAAGGGTAAGAATACCAGCATAGTTTTTAAAAATCTATTAAAATATATCTTTCTATATAAATATCATATCAAACATAAAAATGGTAAGTAAGGATTACTTATCTCGTTACATTGACGAGCAGATGTATCGTTGGAACACAAGGGAAGAGAATAGTTCCTATCGTTTCCACGATATGTTCAAGAAGGCTTGCAAGCACTTTGACTATTGTGATGTGCTGTCACTGTCTACAGTGGTAGATACTGAATATCGTACCTTCCATAATAGAGTGTACTATGCTTGGTACTGTCGTAAGGCTGCATAAGAAAAGGATAGTCCTTTTGAACTACCCTTATCCTTTATACTACTATTATTACTGTTCTACCTTAGTCCAATTATACTTACCTAAGTAATAATCTCCTGTACCCATCCATACATTATAGCCACTACTACCGCTTGGAACATATAATGTACCACCTGTTTTAATATTGTAGAATGTACCACTACCAATCGTAGGTGCTGTTGTTGCATTGGATGTTATACTTGTAAGACCAGTACAATTAGCGAAAGCACTACCACCAATACTTGTAACACTATTTGGTATTGTTATACTTGGAAGACTTTTACAATTATAGAAAGCACTACTACCAATAGTTGTAACACCACTACCAATAGTACAACTTGTAAGGCCACTACAATTTTGGAAAGCACTAACATCAATAATTATAACACTATCTGGAATGTTTATACTTGCAAGGCCGCTACAACTAGAGAAAGCACTACTACCAATAGTTGTGACGCCACTACCTATGGTACAACTTGTAAGATTCTCACAACCAGAGAAAGCACTACTATAAATACTTGTAACACTATTTGGTATTGTTATACTTGGAAGACTTTTACAATTATAGAAAGCACTACTACCAATAGTTGTGACGCCACTACCTATGGTACAACTTGTAAGACTAGTACAACCATAGAAAGTAGTATCACTAATACTTGTAACACTATCTGGTATTGTTACACTTGTAAGGCCACTACAATTAGAGAAAGCACCATTACCAATACTTGTAACACTATTACCTATGGTTACACTTGTAAGACCAGTACAACTAGCGAAAGCACTAGAACCAATAGTTGTGACACTATCAGGTATATCTATACTTGTTAGACTACTACAACCAATGAAAGCATTACTACCAATACTTGTAACACTATCTGGTATATCTATACTTGTAAGATTAGTACAACCATAGAAAGCACCATTACCAATACTTGTAACACTATCAGGTATATCTATACTTGTAAGACCAATACAATAGGAGAAAGCACCCTGGCTAATATATGTAACACCACTGCCTATAGTTAAACTTATTGCACCACTACAATTTTGGAAAGCATTCTGACCAATACTTGTAACACTATCTGGGATTGTTATACTTGTAAGACCAATACATTCATAGAAAACATAATCACCAATAGTTGTGACGCTATTTGGAATAGTTACACTTGTAAGACTATCACAATAGGCGAAAGCACCCCTACCAATAGTTGTGACACTATTTGGAATAGTTACACTTGTAAGACTATCACAATCACCGAAAGCACTAGCACCAATAGTTGTTGGGTTTGCTAAAGTGTACTTAACTATATGTTCACCTGTTGTTGAGAATGTATATTCACTCACAACTGATGGTAGTTCAACTCCATCTATTTCCATAGCTGAGAATGGAACTTCACTTTCACTACCACTTCCAGAGCCACTTCCAGAACCTCCTCCACTATTACACAACTTTATTGGACTGCCTTCATTATCTACATAATACTTTGCCACAACCTTTGTTTCGGTTGGTGTTGGTGGTACGGGTGAACTTGGATTGTAATGCACCGTGTTATTATCCACTGTAAATGATACATTTGGTAGGATAAAATTTTCAGTATCTGCTGTATAAGTATTATACTGACTCATTGTTTCAAATTTCTTTAAGTAAATTGCCATATTAGCTATATTGTTATTAAAATTATTATTATCATAAAGAAACTTAGATTACGCATAGTAGCCACAATCAATATTTGCTATTCCGAGGGTAATATTACCACTATTATCAGTGTCAACAACTATTGCTGTTGTGCCAGTTGCAGCAGAAGTTGCAGCAATGATTGAAATAGGAGCAACCTTGTTAGCAACAGTTACAGCATTACCATTTACAGATACACCACTGATGTACTCATCCTCAACTACGTCAAGTCTACCATCAAGGTCAGTTAATCCCTCAGCAGTAACTCTCTCATTCTCAGTGATGACAGCATTTGTCTTTTCAAATGCAGTTGCGATTGAATCAGACTCAGCAATACCACTCAATGCAGTAGTGTTCTCAGCAGAGAATCCACTCATCTGAATCTTGTCAGCATCAGTCTGAATATCAGCAGTCTTGTTACCAGCTTCATTACTGATTGATGCTGCAATACTACCATTTGTGGATGTTATAGCAGTGATTGTCTTACCACTAAGTTCTGCAAGGTCATCAGCGTCAGCAATATTTGTTTCTGTAACTGTAACAGCAGTTAATTTACCATTAGCCTCGCTAACAATAACTTGTACGTGGTCAGATGTTGCAGTACCAGCTGTAGTACCACCAGTAACCTCAGCATCAAGACCATCAACAGCAGCAGCGAGAACACCGTCTGCATATCTCTTAGCGCCCTCAACAGAAGTGTCGCCACTTACAGAGTTAGAATCACCACTTAATGCAGTAAGTTGTGCAGTAGCAGTGTTAGCGGTTGTTACGCCATCACCAAGTCTGTTAGAAAGTTCGGTATCAGCAGTCTGTCTGTCGGAAATTTCTTGTGTTAAGTCATCTGCATCAGCGATGTTATCTTCAACTACTGTTACTGTTGTGATTTTACCATCGGTTTCAACAACCTCAACAGCAACATGTTTTCCAGTTGCAACTGTTGTTGTACCACCAGTTGAATCAAGAGCATTAATCTTACGTGTAATTTCGTCCTTGATGCCACTAATCTTGAAACCATCAGCTCCAACTGTTAAGAAAGCAACAGGTGTATCTTGGCCATCTTTTTCAGATGCAGAATCAACGACACCGTGAGCAACGCCATTGCTAAATGTTACACCGCTTGCAAATTCAGTCTCAAGGATAAGATGAGATAAATCAATCTCAGTTGTTTGAGTTTCGCCTTCTACATCAATATAAGTGTAAACTAATTTTTGTGTACTTTCATTATAAGTAATACTTACGATATGACTATCTTTTGGAATGTCAATGCTTTCACCAATTTTAGCACCATCTGAGTCACGAAGTTCATAACGAACCTTAACTTCAGCAGGAAGAGTTTCACCAGTAATTTCAACAAGATTAAGATTGGTATAAATACCACCACCTTCGCCATCAAGTTTAATTACATTTTCGCCACTCTTAATATGTACCTTAACATCAGTAGTACTACCATTAGCAGGAGTTACAGTAATAGAACCATCAGCATTGGTAATAGCGTTAGAACCAATTGTATTCTCAAGTTTGCTTAAAGCATCCTCAATGTCATCAGTTGCAGAAATAGCACCAGTTGCTGTTGTGTTCTTAACGTAGCCTGTTAATTTAACATCTTTAATAGCAGTCTTAGAAGCAGATACCTTACCATCTGTTTCTGATACAGCAGTGATAACTTCACCATCACCGCTTACAACAGCCAAATCCATGCCATCAATTTCAGCAGCAATTTCAGCAAGAGCATCCTCTACGGTTGTTGCAGTAAATTTTTGACCACTATCTGCAATGTTTACGAATTCAGCGTTGATAGTACCAGCTGTTGCAGAAATAGCGCCAAGGCTTTCGCTTACAGCAGTAATTGGTTTACCAGCCTCGCTAATAGCAGCTACAGTTGGAAGGGCTTCGGTTGTGCCACTAATCTTACCATCAGCCTCTGTTACTGATTTAACAAAATAACCAGTTTCAGCAATTACTGAACCATCCAATTCATTGATTGCTTCGGTAATTGCAGTATCAACATCACCACTGTTAACAGTATTATCAGTAGTAATATTAACTGCTGTAACTTTACCATCAACCTCAGTTACTTTGACTTGGACATTAGTTCCACCTGAACTAGTAATCTCTGCATCAAGTGCTTGAATAGCAGCTAATATTTTTGCATCTACATCAGCTCCTGCACCCTCAACATCAATAATTGTCAAATGGTGTGTTTCACCTACCACTGCGACATATCCAACGATTGTCTTAACCTCACCACTTACTGTGTAACGAGCAAGCAACGCAGTACCATCGGCTGCTACACCTTTATTGTCCTCCAAGGCTTGACGTGCCAAATCACGTGTCACAAAAGGAGTTTGGTTTCTTAAGAACTTAACGTTCTGTACATTGTTGTTAATTATAGCCATAATTTTTTAAATGTTTATTGATTTATTAATTTTCTATTTTTATGTTAATAATAAATATTTCATTATAATACAAAAGTATGACATTTGTTGTCATAATATATTCATATCAAAGTGGAAATATTTTTATACAAATAAAAAAAGAGCAACCAACTCAATGATTGCTCTTGATATATTATTCATTAACCACGCCACGAACAGCGAAGCCGTAGAAGCGGAGGTAGGTATCCCAGTAAGCATCGCTACTGCCGAAGAGCAAGCTGCAGGCGCGCTGCCTACTACCAGCGTAAAGAGAACTAGACCAATAGTAACCGTTACTGCCTACGTCTTCGACACTGCCATTGTAACAGTTGCCAGCAGCAGGGAAGAATAATGTCTTGGAACTATCTGTTTCATCTGTGCATAATATACCATATACATTGTTAACTTGAGTCCAAGCTGTATTAACAGCATTACTCAATGCAGCCATCTCTGACTGCATTTTTTATATTTGTTTTGCAATTATGCGTCTTTCTTAACGGTATAAATCGTATGTTCAACACCCTCTTCTGTTACAGTTGATGTTTCAACATGATAACCTTCTGCAAGGAAGTTTGTGTGTTCACCTTCTGCTGAATTGTCAGCTGGGTTAAAGTCATAGAATTTACCACCAGTTACAATAATCTTAGCAGTACCGTTCTGATAGTTAGCATCGTAGCAGTTCAACAAGAATGTCTTGTCTTCTCCAAGGTTCTTAAATATACCTTCTGTGATGTTAATTGTTCCAAGATAACAGTAAATCAATTCACCACCGCTTCTATCAGTAACATAAGTTGGTCTTCCAAACATTGTTCCGCTAAGAGTGATTTCACAATCAGCCCCATTTGCCTCAACAGCAATACGTCCGTCAGCATCGAAAGTTCCTTTACCCATAATGGTAAGCTTTTGCTCACCTCTTGTCATAATACCAGGGTTGTTCTTTGTTTGGCCACTGAATGTAAGGTTCTTTCCATTGAGATGCAATGTAGTCTCATTCTTAGACGTGATTCCACCAGTGTATGTTGATGTTGTTATATCTTCACCCAACTTAACAGTGCCACTCTTTTTCATCATATTGTTGAAAGTACCATCGGCAGGAACACCCCATTCAACATTGCCTCCAAGTTCTCCTACAATTTCCTTTAAAGTATTATAGTCTTTCTTTATTTGTGTTATTTCTGTCTCTTTCTCAGCAAGCAATACATCAACCTCTTCTTTTGTATAGTATTCGGTTTTTGCACTTTCAATCTTTTCATCAACCTCATCCTTTGTTGCAAGATTTGAAATATCCTGATGTTCTGTTAAGTATCCTTGCTCGCCAACCCATGTCTTTGTTGCCATATCAGCAGTAGCCGCTGCAATGTCTGCTGTAACAGCACTTGAATCAGCCTTTTGTGCAATAATTGCATCTTGTGCTTCATTTGCTCCAATTCTTGCTTCAATTTCAACATTAATCTTAGTATTAAGTTCTGTATCCTTATCAGCTCTTGCTGTTGCTTCTGCTGTGATGTTGCCTTGTAATGCCGTATCTGCATTTTCTAGTGCTGTTATCTTTGCATCGATGGCATCCTTATCGTAGTAGTTATCAGGGTTAAATATATCAGTAAGAGGGATTTCAATATCTTCAATTCCGCTATCTGTATTGAAGTCTATTATTAACTTACCATTTTCAATTTTAACATCTTTAACCATTCCATCAACAACAAAGTCAGATGCATCAATTGAGCTGATAACTGTTCCGCTAATATCCTTAAAGTTTATCTTTTTCTCACCACTAACATATTCAGCACTAACAACTGCTTCAGCCTTATTTGCCTTTGATTCATCAAGACCTGAAATAAGGGCATTTAAAGCCTCGTCAGCAGCTTCTCTTGCTGTTACCTCGTTGTTTATCATCCCCTCCAATTCTGTGTCCTTAGAAGCCCTTAAATTAGCTTCTTCAGCAATTGATGCTTCAAGTTCTTCATCCTTAGTTGTTGAACGGGTGATTTCTGCATCTAAGTCATTTCTTAATGAGGTTTCAGCAGCTTCTGCTCTAGTTTTCTCGTCAGTAATCAAATTCTCAAGTCTTGTGTCTGCTCCTTGTCTTGCAGTAGATTCAGTATTGATATTATTCTGAAGCTGGTTATCTTGAGTTGTTCTATTATCAACTTCAACGTCCAATCTTGATGATAGATTGTTGAACTTTGCAGTTACGGTCTCAGTTGATGCGGTAGAGAAACCACTACCAATTGTATTCTTTAATTCAGTTTCAGCAGCCTTTGCTCTAATTTCTTCCTCATCAACATCAGCCTCTCTATCCGCAATCTCTTGGTCAATTTTTGCGTCAAGTGCTGTCTCTGCGCTAGTTGCTCTTTCGATTTCAGCCTCAATCTTTGCATCAAGAGCCTCTTCAGCAGCAGTTGCCCTAGCTTCTTCTGCCTCAATATCAGCTTTAACACCAGCAACTTTAACACCAGATTCTCCAACTGACAGATAGTCATCACTTTCACCATCTATTAGAACTGATACTTGACCATCAACAACTTGAAGACCGTCTTTGAATTCATTCTCATCAAGAAGCTCCTTTACATCAACGGTAATTTCATCACCATTGGTGAACTTAATATGAATCTTACCGTCTTCATACCAAGCCTTTTCAACAATTAAATCTGACTTGATAAATTCACTTACATCAATGGTAGCCTTTTCCTCACCATCTTTGTTTGCAAAATGAATCTTATTGTCATCTCTGTCGTATGTGACTTCAGCAAAGAAACTATCCAAGTCATTTTCAAGGATTATATCCGCACCTTGATAGTTGTTCTCGTCTTGATAACCCCAAGGTTCATACATTCTAGGTTTATTCATTGTTATAATTATATTTTATTATTATTATTTAATTGCAATTAATATATTTCGTGAGCAAGCATTGCAAGTAACCTATTGATATTCATATACTCACCCTCAACCCACATGTAAACCGTTCCATCTTTTCTTATTTCTATTGCATTCTTCCTATCCTCATCACTAGTCCCATTACCCACACTGAATATTGTTTTATCTGCGTCATTTTCTCCAGTGTTGCTTGTATTATATTCGCCAAATGCTACTTCATGAGGATTTGTTGTTACAAGAGTTTCATTTTCATTATACCCTAGTTTTTCAATTAGACTTTCTAATACATTAGATTTTTCCTCAACCTTATCTTCAATTTTACCAAGAGTATTATAGTCTTCACTTGCGCCCCCAACAATATTATCAATTGCTTCTGTTAATGCGCTAGTGTCCGCCTTTGCATCAATTTTTTCATTGACTTCCTCCTTGGTATAATAGTCTTCAAGATTTATATTTTCAATGGCCTCCTCTATCTTAGCATCAGTCTCTTCCTTAGTATAGTAGTCAGAAAGGTCAACTAGACTTGAAACTGGTATAATAGCTTGGGCTTCACCATCAATGGTATAATAAGTAATCACAAGGTTTCCATCAATAACTTCAATGCTCTTGATTGTCCCGTGTGTTTTCTCGAACTCATGAAATTCTCTATGTAATACATCAAGGACACCATTTCCAGTGTTGTCATATTCCTCTGGGTCAGTTCCTTTCCATGATGTTATTGCCCCCAATCTATCACTTAATGTTGATACTTCAGATGTTAATTCTTGTTCTACTTGTGACGCCCTATTTTTTTCGTTAATAACAGAGTTCTCAACAACTAAGATTTTATTATTAACACTTACTGATAAATTATTAATCTCTGAGGAGAGTTCATTCTTTGTTTGGCTGTTTAAATTATCAACATAATTTCTATCAACCTTAGAACTTAATTCTTGCTCTATGTTGTCAAATTTATTGTCAGTATAAGTCTTTGCATTGCTCAATACATTAACTCCAACATTGTTAGCATATTCTTTGGATTCTACTAGTTTTTCATCGGCATATCTTTTTGCGCCCCATATTGTTTCTGAGAGTGGGGTGTCATTTGCCGAACCTTTTAGAGAATTGTCAGAAGCTATTCTGTTGGCTTCCTCGTTAGCAAGTTTGTCATATAAATCATTGATTGATATGTCTTGTTCAGCATCTTTACTCTTAATATTAACTATTTCATTCGCATTTGCAACAATCTGATTTCGTAAATCACCTTCAGAATTAATTCTGTTTTGTGTTTCGGTTACAATATTACTTTCTGCAACAATTATTCTAGTTGTTAATGCGTCTAATTCAGTCTTATCTGCTTTTTTATAATCTAAATCATTTATCGACCTAATGATGCTAGCTTTATAAGAATTATATTCTGTGAAATCAACCTTATTACTTATTTCCGTACTTAAAGTCCCAGAAACAGATGCTAATTCAGTCTTATCTGCTTTTAAACTAACATTTCCTTCAACATCAGCTAAACGTGGTTTAACAGATTGCATATCTCCCTCTAAAGCATCCAACCTTTCATCAGTACTAGTAGTTAGGTCGTTAACAGTATTTTCTAAATTGCTTAGTTTACCATCAACAGAATTAAATTTTGTAGAAGTATTGCTGCTTAAAGAATTCAAGTCATTGCTCAGTTTAACTACATCGCCTTCAACAACCTCTAAACGAGAGTCAATATTATTTAAAGTAGATTTTTTAGCATAATAGCTGTCACCTTCATCTTGGGTTAAATATCCCTTACCTAACACCCAAGACTTAGTAGCAACATCAGCAAATTTATCATCTAACTCACTTTTAGTATAAGTATTATCCTTCCTAGCATATACTGTGTCAGCACTAATAATATACTCATCAGTCCTAGTAATATTAGAAACAGTTATACTACTTAAATTTTCAACATCACCACTTAACACATTAATAGCTTCAGAAATGCCGCTAAAACCACTAGTGTACCCAGAAATAGCATCGAACTCGTCAATTAATTCATTAACAGCATCAGTTAAACCACTAAGTTCCTCGTTGAAATGATTACTGTTTTCTTTTAATTGAGAAACATCACCATCCAATGCAACCAATTCTTGAGCAACTTGATAGTTAATCGCATTTTGCTGCCCAATAAAACTATCAACCTTATTATTCAATTTGATAAGGTCTCTTTTACTAGCTTTCTCACTCTTATCAATTTCTTCAATAGCTTTATCTTGTTCTTTATTTTTCTCACGAATATCAGATAAATCCATCGAAGTTTCATTAGCAAATACATTCTGGTCTGGAAAACCATAATACTCCAAATGTCTTATAAATTGCTTTGCCATATTCATTATTATTTTTTAATTACGTAATTTACTATAAATATATTGTAACACCCAAAGTTATTATGTACAAGAAAAAAAAATGAGTAAGTCATTTGGTATAACTTACTCAAAAATAAAAGTACTTAATAAACATTGTAAACAATGCTTTTAATAATAAATATTATGTCAAAAAGAAATATTCATAAAATATAATCAAAAATGTATATACAAAATATTTCTAAAAAAACAATAAATAAGCACACAAACTAGAGTTTATGCACTTATTTATTTTCCATTACCGTTATAATAAAGATTTAATATGCAAGTATTGCATAGTCAAACCTCAAAGTCAACTGTATCGTTGCGAGGTCATCTTGGCTGTAATCAAGGTCGCCAAAATCAGCATTGGTAATCATTACGTTCTTAAGAATCCACTTGGAAACAACAACACCTGTTGGGTCAAGCATCTCTAGCTCAACATCACGCTTATAACCAGCAGCATAGCCTTGTCTACCAGTTACACTCTCAGAATGCAAACGCACCCATTCCATAACTGCTTGAGAAGCAGAAGGACCGATTGGGTCACGAAGCTGAACTTGGATTTCATCCCAAGTATAACGACCAACAACCCAAGTAGAAGTGTTCAAGAAAGGAATCTCCTTGCCCTCTTGCTTAATTGATGGACGCTTTGCCGTCTGGCACCACCACTCTTGTATTCCTAGATCTGCTGGGAATCTTAGTAGCCATCTATTTTTACGCAGCGGCTCATAATTAAGGGGCATTTTTAATAACAAGTCTGACATGATTTTAAATATTTTTTTAATCTAGATTATTTTACTCTTAATTTTACATTATTTTTTTAAATAAATATACAATATATTATTTTTTTACTAAAAAATTTGTTTTTCTCAGGAATTTTTTATATATTTGCGAAAAGTATTTATAATACTAAATAAAACATTAATTATGGATAAACAAGAACTTTTAAAACAAATATTATGATAAAAATTTTACTTTTAATGATTTTTGCACACATTGTAGATGATTATTATCTGCAAGGCATATTAGCCCAAATGAAGCAAAAACAATGGTGGTTGAAACAAGATGGATATAAATCACTGTATAAGGATGATTATAAGATGGCATTACTAATGCACTCAATGTCATGGAGCATAATGATATTGCTTCCATCAATGTTCCTCATCGAAATAAGCCCATATTTGCTTCTAGGAGCGTTTGTTTGCAATGCGGTGATACATTACTACATAGATGACTTAAAAGCCAACAGAGGCAAAATAAACCTCATTGTAGACCAAACTGTACACCTTATGCAAGTATTTGTAACTTGGATATTACTAATTCAAGGGTGGTGATATATGAAAAAAGGGAAGATGACTATTCTTCCCTTATTCTTTTTAATACCGTATTCCTCGAATAGAATACGGTATTAACTTCATGTTAACCATTTATTTCTTATTTCCAGTATCAGTTAATACTTTATCCGATTCGAGAAATACTTTCTTGAAAAACTCATAGAGAGATGATGTTGGATGGTCAGCATACTTCTTAAGACCCTCAATTGCGGTTTCTCTAATCTTGCCAATGATTGGTTCGTGCTGAATAACCTCTTGAGCGTGCATTGCAATTTCCTCTTCAGAATCACCTTGTCCCATCATTTGTTGCTGTTGTGGTTGAACCATCTGTGGGTCTGGTTGCCCTTGCCCCATCATTTCTCCTTCGCCACCCATTGCTTGTGGGTCTTCCATCATTCCTTCGTCACCGTTGAACATATAGTCCTCTGAGAGTTGTTTCTTAATTGAATTCAACTCTTCCAATATTGTCTTAATGTCTTTATTCTTTTTCATAATAAACGTTTATTTTCTATATAAATATCACATAATAACAAAAAAAGAGGAAGATTATATAACCTTCCCCAAACATTCTTTTAACTTACCCTCAGACAATATCACGTCATACGGAAATTCACCACCAATCTGATTCTTAACCTTGTTGCTAGAATAATATATAACCTTTATTCCATGTTCCTCACATAATGATAGTTTTTTCTTATCCCTGCGTATGATTTCCTTAAATTCATCCTCGCCACCAAATCGTTCAACGGGTATAAAATGTTGACTACCTTGGCACTCTATTGCTATATTAAGTTTTGGAATATAGAAATCCAAAGCCATTTTTTCTAGCCAATCAAACTTTTTCTGTTCTTCAAATTCTATACCATTACGTTCAAGAAAAAGAGACATTTCTGTTTCTAATTTACTTCTATTACATTTTGGACAACCATGCCCTTGTAAATGACTTTGTGCTTCTTGTCTAAATTCTCCATGAATTGGGCATACAATTGTCACATCATTTTTAGTTGTTGTAAAATCATGGATGTAACCATATCTTCCATTATGAACTTCTGTTGCCATTTCTTCAAATGTTTCAAGACTCATTTTGTTATTTGGAGGACTATTTTTGTAGCAATTTGGGCATCCTTCCCCTATTAAATGCTTAGTTGGTTTTTGCTTAAATTTAGTGCCACAAACTGTACAAATCATTTCCATATCTTCACTACATTTTTTATATGTGTCTTCTAAATAGATATATTTGCGACCATGTACTACCACTGCTTCTTCTAAAAAGACATTAAATGGCTTAATTTTCTTTTCTTTTCTAATTTCTTCAGCACATTTTTGACATCCTTGACCTCGTAAATGGTGCTCAATAGATTGTGTAAATAATCCATGCTTTGGGCAAATAACTTGAATAATTTGACCAATCCTTTCATACTTAAAA